GCCCCGGAGGTGTGATCATCTTAAGCTACCGCACCAGCTGTTTCGGTTAATCGTAACCACGACAGCGCTCGTTAAACTCCTAGATAGAAGGTCACCTTAATATGTCTACTCGCTCGTCCCCTGGGTCTGTGGAAATCGGTTCTCGTACGATTCGCCGTACAACTTACGGTGGATCGGTCGAGTCGACTACACTAGCCGGTTACAATATAAATTGGACCGACTCCGTCACCTTTGGACCAAATGTCAAAGGGTGGCGGGACAATCTTCGTCGTGGCTTGTCAGCCACTACGTCGATGTCGGGGAACAAAGTGACGGCTAGGTTCACACCTGGCCATGGAAGGTTTGTTGTCTCCTATTCCGGAGGCAATCCTCCTTCTTCGTATCACATTGTCGAGGAGATAGGGGATCATCGGCTTAACGCCGACATCCCATCTGGTGACGTGACTAGTATAAGTGAGACGAAGTCCAATGCTGAGGCGATGGGCAAGTTTCTACGCAAGTCACGCGATGCGATGACGCCCTTCCAGGGCGGCGTCGCACTTGGCGAGCTTGCCGAAACGCTTGCTATGATCAGGAACCCTGCTAGAGGACTGAGGGGTCTTGTTACCGAGGGACGGAATGTTCTTGCGAACATCCGTCGTCTAGGACTCAAGAATTCCCTTTCACGCTCTCGCGTGCTCAGTCAGTTGGCAGACGCATGGCTCGAGGTCCAATTTGGTTGGAGGCCTTTACTGAACGACGTCAAAGACGGGTGCACAGCACTCGATCAATGGCGCCGCCCTCAGGGGATTCACACGAAGCGTATTACCGCTTCATATGAAACTTCCTTGGTCTCTTCCAATCCTCTTTACGGCCAGTTTGGTGATAATAATATCGCCTTCTGGTTCGTATCGTCGGACTATGTAAGCAGTTGTTTAACTGTTTACAGGGGAGCTCTGCGGATTGAGGCTCACAACTCCGCTTCGATGGACGCGAAACTGTTCGGTTTTTCACCGGATAACTTCGCCCCGACGATTTGGGAGTTGATTCCTTACTCGTTCCTGATCGATTATTTCTCCAATGTTGGAGATATAATCGAAGGTTGGTCTCAACTGGGTACTCGACTTGCATGGTGCAATCGCACTGTGAAGAAAAGTATCCAGCAGACCTTACGAAGCGGCTCTAGCTCTGCCTATTGGCAGACCCGAAAGCCATTCGTAGACCCTCCTATTCTGGAGGGTTTAACCTTTTCGCCCGCACAAAGTGTCATTGCCAAATCCATCGTGACTCGAGGCGAATATAACTCGGCAATGGTGCCGACATTCGTCTTTCGTCTTCCCGGTTTCGGGAGCCTTAAGTGGCTAAATATAGCCGCTCTGGTCGCTGGACGTAACAATGATCGTAAATGGGTCTATGGCGATTAAGTTCCCTTAGGAGACTACTGTGCCTAAGATCAAAGATCTCGTCGCAGTGTACGTTGATTCGGCCTTTGTGCTCTTCCCTATCGACAGTGAGCGTTATGAACTCATTGCCCATGTGGCGCGGTATGTTAGCTCCCTTAATGGGGGGCCGGCACCCTACCCGCATGAAAAGGACGAGCGCATTAATGGGTTCCTACAGGCGATGGAAGAATCCTTCCTCCTTGGAGCCCAAGCTCTCTCGCTCGATCTGGCTCTTGATTCAGACTCCGAGTCCATGTCTGCCGTGTCTCGGGACCGTGCTTTGCGAGTAAAACTCGCATTGGACGGTACTCCCTTGGCTGGCATCTATGGTCCTCGTGGAATGGATCAAGATGATCTAGTCCGCGAGATTTGCTTGTGTCTCTGGTTGAAGTTCTTCGTCTCTGTAGTAGCCCCAGACCCTTATCAACGTTTGTCCCGAAAGGACAGGAGGTACTCCACATGACGTGGAATCCCGCTTCTCCGGTTACCGGTGCTCCAGAAACCGGCCTGACATCTCCGACGTACACGCTCGTAGCCGATGTGGCTCCGGACGTGAACGGCGTTGCGAGGGCCGTTACGGCCCTCGGGGGCACCCAAACGGGTGTTGAGGTCAGTTCTCCCTCGAACCCGTTCACCTTGCTGGCAACGCGTCCGAAGAGTCTTCGGACTCTTCCCGCGTTATCAGCGAACGGGCAGTTGCCTTCAGTTCCGAAGAACACGTGGGTCGTCAGCCTCCGTAAGGGGGTCGACGTCCTATCGGGCCAGCCAAAGCAGGTTATGCTTTGCAAGCTGGAAATCTCAGTACCGGCTGGTGCCGATACTGCGGATCCCGAGAGTGTCCGGGCTGCGCTCAGCTTGTTCATTGGCTCCCTTTGGGAGCAGAGCAATGAACTCGGCGATGCGATTATCTCTGGTGTGATCTAATGTCTAGATCGCCCCGAGGTATCCGCAGAAGTCGGAGACGGAAATTTCTTTCCGTCTCTGTCGCCGTGTCTGTGGTGGTTTATTTCAGCCTCCACACGGACCAGCTATCTTCGATAGCTAATCTGTTCAGGGCTTTCTCGCCCTGATGACTCGCTGAACTTTTGCAACTGTGGAGAGGAACCGACCATGACCATGTCAGATCTGCTCTTTTCCGACCTGATCAGTGATCTCGGATCGCACCTTCCTGCCGGGTGGAAACCCGGAATTGGATGGTGTGTGGATCTGAGTCCTAAAGAGGTCGCGGCTATTTCCTTAGCCAAGTCGTTCTATAAGAAGCTTCGTGCTTCGAGTGGAACGACCGCTTCGGGAGACGCCGTAGCTTCAGAGAAGTTCCTGCGGTCTAATGATCGCTGTAGAACCTGGACTTATCATCCAAATACTAGCTTGGACGAGGAGCTCTACGGTGAGTTCAAAAACTTGCTGTATCGGTTCCTCTACCCCGCTGGCCACGCTCTTGTCTTCAGCATAAACGATCTTTTCGATCGCGGACGCTGTGGACCTGGAGTGGCTGTGGGCGCGCGTGGAGAAGACTTCTATACGAAGTTCTTCGACAGCCCGCTTGCATGTACTTCTGAGTCACTAATAGCCGCATATAATAACGCGGTCACTAACGATCAAAAGCACCTTTGGGCCGCCGCGGAATCCAACCGCGCTAGGCTCTACGGTGAACCGACGTTAGTTCCAGGTAGTAGGTTCAGCTTCGTGCCGAAAGATGACAGTACGTCCAGATTGATTGCCATTGAGCCCTCGCTGAATATGTTTTATCAGCTTGGGCTCGGCCGCCTGTTGGAGGAAAGACTCGTGTCCTTCTTTGGACTCGATATTACTTCCCAGCCGCAGATCAATATGGAAGCTGCCCGTTTCGGAAGCGTGACTGATGAACTAGCTACGCTAGATCTAAGCGATGCTTCTGACTCACTGGGTTTACCCATGCTTGAATGGGCACTGCCGGAGCCTTTTATGAGGCTCTTGCGACTGCTTCGTTCCCCTTTCGGGAACCTTTCAGGCGAGCAGCTCGAGTTACACATGGTTAGTACAATGGGTAACGGTTTTACGTTTCCATTGGAAACCCTCGTGTTCTCGTGTGTCGTTGTCGCGTGTATTAAGTCGTTCGGCTTTAAGCCGGTTCGACCATACATGACCCGTCCGGCCCTCCTTGAGCCTAATCAGCTCTTGGGGTATTGGGGAGTCTTTGGAGATGACATCATATGTCATAAACGGGTCGCACTTCGTGTGACTCGCCTCCTTGATCTCCTCGGCTTTCGGGTTAACAGCGACAAGTCCTTCGTTGAAGGCGTCTTCCGCGAGTCCTGTGGTCGTGACTACTTTCGTGGTCATGACGTCCGAGGCGTTTATATAAAACGTCTCGATACACCGGAATCGCGTTATGTTGCTATCAACGCGCTGAACGTCTGGTCAGCTAAAGTAGGGATTACCCTGCCTAAGACGATCAGACGGCTAGTGGATTCTGTTCGGTGGTTACCCATACCACCTGCAGAAAACCACGATGCTGGTATACGAGTGCCTTTCGAGATGGTTCGAGATTCTCTTGGTAGGGACTGTAACGGAGCTGTTATTTACAGCAAACGTCTCAGTAACCCCAAGAGGCTCACCATCAAGGACGGTGAAATTCGTGTACCAAAGCAGCTGAAGCGACGCTTCTACAATCCTGAAGGATTGCTGTTAGCGTTTCTTCATGGCAGCATCCGTGACTGCCGTATATCGCTTAGGCAAAGCGGTATACGGTACCACACGAAGCAGGGCATAACCCCGCAATGGGATTATGTCCCTCCTACAAGCGACATTGCGTCGCTTTGTGGTAGACAGCGCTGGGAGAGCGCTGTGGAGGCCAACTTAAGTTGACCTTTTGGGGTCGGGATCGGGCACTAAGGCTGAGACTCTGTCTTTGGCTTGCGTCCTAGCAGCCATTGACTGAGTCGAGGCCCGTGCTCGGTCCCGCGGTGTAAAAACCTGGG